TATGTCGTGGTGAGTTTAACGAGTTGGATATCAAAAGACTTGAAGATGATTTTGGTAGAGATAACATTGAATTTTATGGAGACGGTAGAGATGATTGACGATTTTATCACGTGTATCGTGTCTAAAGGTAGGTCTTTCAGAGTAAAACCAATGGAAAAAATAACAAAAAACCCTGTTTGGTTTGTGCCAAAAGATGAAATCAAGGACTACAAAAACTGTAATAGAATGATACCTATCATTGAAAAAGGATTGTCATTTGCAAGAAATACTGCTTTGGAATACTGCTTTAAGAAAGGCAAGACCTGTCTTATGGTAGATGATGATGTAGAATCATGTGTGCGTTTAGTGAATAAAGGCAAATCTGAGGAAATATCATTCCAAGAAGCAATAGATGAATTACACTTACAGTTGAAAAACTGCCCTGCAAAACTAGGTGGATTCTCAGATATACGAAATTTGTTTTGGTTTAATCCTATGAATAGAATATCATTGAAGTCCCCATTATCGACACAGACAATGATGATAAAACCTTCAAAACCTAGATTTGATACAAATATGACTACAAGTGAAGATACGGAATTTACATTACAGCATATAGTGGGATATGGTGGTGCATTGAGGATTAATTATTTGAGAGTTGATTGCAACCATACTAAATTAAATCAACAAAAACTCACTTTCAATAGGACAATGGAAGGTGGAATTGATTATGATATTGAAGAAGTCAAAAACAATATGTATTATCTAAAAAAGAAATGGGGTGATAAGATCAAGGTTGGTAATATTGATAAACACGGCAAAGTATTTCCTTTTTGGGTTGTATTTAAAGTATGATCTCATTATTACACTTATCAAGTCCAACTGTGGGTGGTTGGATAACATATTCATCTCATTTAGTATTGCGTGATTATCCTAACGAGCATATCATTAAGGTAGGAAAAAGACTTGAGAAAAAATTAAGACCATTTGGGTTTGGAATACACTATCAAAACATACCGAAAGAAGCAGTTAAAACTATTCAAAAACCAATAGTTTTGTCCTTTGATAATCACTTTGAAGATGTTATACACTACCTTAATGAGCCCGTTTTACTCATGCATGATACAGCAGAGCCAAAAAAACGCTTAACAGATTTTTATAAGTCGTGCAAAAGGATCATAGTGAATAGGAAAACATTACAGACATTCTTAAAAGAGGAATATGATTTGAAATCGGATCATGTGGAACATCCATTTTATCAATATCCAATACCTAAAACAAATTGGAATAAAAAAACAAAAGCCAAGAACATAGCAAGGGTTGAGTTTAGGAAAAATCAAGATATAATATGCAAGGCTAATCACATGATCAAAAACCCTATTGAAATATGGGGCAAGAGGAATCAAATTTATGTTTATCAAAAATTAAAGGCACTGGGTTTTGACAAATGGTCTAAAGGTGGCAAGAGTGGAAAATATGCTAATGATTTCAAAGTCCATAATGATCTCTTAGAAGATTGTAAATTTGTAGTTGATTTGGCAAAATATGTGAGAGATGGTGGTGGTATGCAATATACATTTCTTGAAGCCATTTATCAAGACAGTGCATTGATATTGAATAGAGATTGGGTTGAACAGCCTGATTCAGATTGGAAAGAAGGATATAATTGCCTAGCAGTATCAAATGAAAAAGAGTTAGCAGACATTATTAATGATAGTCCCAATACAGAAAAGATGTGCAGAAATGCTAAAAAACTTCTGAAAAAGCATATAGAGTCGAGGTTTGAATTTTGAAAGTCTTAGCAGTAGGTGCTCACCCTGATGATTATGAAGCAGGTTGCTTCGGAACATTAGCCAAGCATTATAGAAATGGAGACAAGATTTATGGATTAATACTCACTCAAGGAAGTAATGGTGGAAATCCAGAAGATAGAAAGAATGAAGCAATTCAAAGTGCTAATCTAATAAACATGGAATTAGAATTTGGAAATTTTGAAGATGGAAAATTGCCCTATGACATTTCATTAATAGCATTTCTAGAGGACTTTATCAAGAGTATTAATCCAGACATTGTATATACCACTTCTCAACATGACCGACATCAAGACCATAAGCATTTAGGCATGGCTATATTGCCTGCGACTAGAAGCATAGATGAAGTATATGCCTATGAAACAATATCAACTACTCATGATTTCAATCCCACTTATTTCATCAACATTGACAATTATAGTAGTGTAAAAAGAATGTCTATCAAGAATCATAAATCGCAATCTCATAGAATGTATATGGAAAATTTTGAATTGATTAATGCCTTTAGAGGAATTAAAGATTGGTAATATAGAAAGAATTGTATGAATCATTTGAAGTNATTAAGAGAGTTATTCACTGAACATACTTCCTTAATTTATTGCCTTTTATTGCCGAGTGTGAACAAAAGAAAAACTAAGCAAGAATTGGTTAAGATAAGAAATGAGATCAGACGTTATTTCACTATTGGAAGCACGCCAACGGAAATAAAACAGCACTTGAATATGGCAGATAGGACNTTTAATTGGCACTTACACGCAATATATGATGAAGATAGAAAATACCTACAAAGAGAGCAGAGTGAGTTAATAGCAACCGAAATACTTCAAACCAAAGATAGATTATTGAGGACTATCAGACAATGTGAATTAATAGCAAACAATGACGAAACATCTGCACGTGATAAGCTAGAAGCAGAAGCACTCAAAAAAGAAACAAGCATTGATTTGATAAGACTTTTACGTGACGCACCGACAAAATTGATAGTGCAAGATGGACTTACTAGACAGAATGTCAAAACCGATGTTTCAAGACAGTTACCAAGAACAGAAACACAATGATTATCATAATCTAAAATTTTTTTGCGGTAACAGAATATCCAAGCCTGATTGCTGTTTTTCTCATCTTGTAGGACTACCACAGCACCCTGCGACACTACATGAGATGAAGTTTATGCCTCATCAAGAGGACTTGGTCAAACAGGCTTGCACCGACAGGCACAATAAATTCCATGTTAACAAATCAAGGCAAATTGGACTAACAGAAATTGTTTTGAGAATAGTTCAATATTTAGCATTTAGCAAATATGAAGGTGGTAGAGTAATGATTATTGCAGGCACTAGAGAAAAGACTACACGCAAGGTCATGGATAGGTTAAAATTATTATTTAACAACATACCTGAAACACTACGTCCTAATTCTAATTCAATGAACTTACAAATGACTAATGGAACGGTTTTTGAAGGATTCCCAAGCAACAGTGACGCAATTAGAGGCGATACAAAAATCAAGGCAATAGTGGTAGATGAAGCAGCACACTTCAATCTGAATGATGATAGTGTAGTAATGAACGCAATAGAGCCAATAGTGTTAACAAACAAATCTGATTTGTATCTTGTTAGCACGCCAAGAGGTCAGCGTGGATTCTTTTATGAAATTGCCAAGAGTGAGAATGACTTTAAGAAATTACAATATGATTTTACAAATGCTTTGGGTTGGATTTATTCAAAAGATGAAATGGAAAAAGAATTAACGAGGACGGATTTGGATGTTGATCAAGAATATAGATGTCAATACACAAGTGCTAGAAGTTCTATATTTGGTGTTATATCTGATGAAGCCACAGAAGATTTTGAGGTTGAAGAATATTGATCAAAGAGGAAGATTTACCAACATTGTTCCAATTAACAATAGCACAAGAAAGTAATTCCAAACAGTTAGAAGCATTGGCAGATATTATTAAGCATATGCAGACTGAGTTAGACATGATCAAAGAAACATTACATTTACAGCACGAAATTTTGGATATGATAGTATCAAGAGGGCATAATGAGAATAGCAGGAATTGATAGTGGTAAACAAAGAGACAGTTTTGCCTTTGTTGGAATTGAAGTAAAAAACAATAACATCTATGTTAAAGGTGTCAAAACTTGGTTAGGTAGAAAATACATTGAGGTTGAGGAATTAATAAAGAATATTCATAACACTAAGCCATTTGACTTCTATGTAGTTGAAATTAATAATACAGGTGAACACGTATTTGAGGAATTAAAGTACAGGCATAGAATACCAAATGTAATTCCTACATTCACAAGTGCTAATGTTAGAGATCAAACCAAGATTAATTCAGGCAGAGTTATGCCAAAGAATCAGATGGTATGGTGGTTAAGTAGAATGTTCCAACAGAACCGAATTAAATTTCCAAAGAACACAAACAAAAATGTAGAGGAATTAAAAAGGCAAATTACAAACTTTGCCGAGCATATATCAGAAGCAGGCAATGTAAGTTATTATTCAGTTGGTCAGGAACATGATGATACGGTAATGGCTTTAATGCTAGCTTGTTTCATTGGCAGGGCATACGTTAAGAATCAAGATGGATTTATGCAACAGCAGACCATAGTGAGCAAAAAGCATACCTATGACGAGGAAGATGTTTATGGTTCAGGCATTCCTCTTTATTCAACATCATTGGGACGTGAGGTCAGATACCCATGAGTGTAGAGATAACATTATCATTAGCTGACTACAAAAAAATACTAGGTTGGTTTGAATTAGCCTTTGCAAAAACCAATGATGTTCCTACTCAAGATTCAAACACATTTAGAAAAATTAGTGTGATGGCACAAATAACTATGGAAGAGCAAGAGGAACATAGGGATGACAGACGCACAGCATAGGTTTGACAGGTTAGTAAATGAATTAACCAAGTTAGATAAAAAACGAGAAAGGAAAATGCGTCAGATAATGGCTCAAAAAGAAAAACTAGATAAAGAAAAAAAGAAGAATCAGTGACTACAATATGTTAAATGCGTCACGATATTTTTTATTGTCCCATAGCAAGAATCATTTCCTTGATAGCAAGTTTTGTAGTTGGGCAGAGTTCAGAATATTTCTTGACATAACCGTCTTTAAGGTCTTGTTTCGTAGGAATTGGTAAGTTGAATTTTGTATTAATTTCAACTAAGTCATACAGAAATTGTTTCCTGAAACTTATTCTGCCAAATCCACGTCCTGAATATCCTTCTGGAACATTTTCAGACCAATATTCTTCTGCGTCAGCACTTATACCCATACTATATTATAATATATTAGACTATTTAAAGTTTAAAAAAAAAGGGTTAAGATGATTTTTCAGTTTCATCTAATTCTTTATGAGTGGCACGAAACTTTTCAACGACCAATTTTTCAAGAAGTGTTTCATAGGTAACTTTTTCAATATCAGTTTTATCTTCTTTCAGAATGAATTTGTCACCTGTAACAGATGTTGCCGATACTTCCACTTGATACTCGTGTTTTGCATTTTTCAGACACTTTGATACGCAAGTGCTGTATTTCCATATCAGTTATGCTAGACATAATTTAAATAATATATTACTGTTTAAATAAATATATTAGTTTTAGACGGTAGAAAAAAATATAGCTTAATATATTACTTCTTAGTCAATATATTATGGTCTTAGCACAAAACAAAGACAAGCACCCAATAGCGTGCAATAACTCAGACTTCATACATTTGGACAGATTGAAATCACATCTTGAAGATAAGAATGATGGCATGAAATTGACTTATAGTGCGTTGATTGGAAAATTGGCTAGTGAGAAATTGAACAAGCTGAAAGTCAGCATTAAATAGTTCTCTTAGTCCATTCTTTTTTATTTTTAACTATATGCCTGCCAAGAAGGTTAAAAAAACTGTTACCAAGAAATATCCTAACATTGTTCCAAAAACATATGCTAGTGCCTCTAAGGTATTAGACGCAAACAAAATGCTCAATATGTATGCCAATCCATCTTATACAGATCAAGAATTAGAATTTTTTGAGGACGCGTGGGGCAGTTCTATTTGTGGTGCTACCATTGACAAATTAGTAGAATATACATTTGGTGGTGGAATTAAACCAACATTTGAATTAATAGATGATAATGGAATGGACGATGAACAAAAGAAAAAAGANTNAAAAAAATATGAGAATGAATTAAACGAGTTAATACATTATGATAGAAAAATAGGATTTGAGAAAAAACTAAGGGACGCAGTTACAATGACCATAGTATTTGGTAGATGTGTAATAGCATTTGAAAATGATACAGGCTTACCAACATCATTGAAGATTATTCACCCAAGAGATTTAGGCAGAGTGTTTCTGGATCAAGAGAATTGGGGATTGGAAAAAGTCATAACAACATTCCCATCAGATGAATTAACAGCAGACGAAATGATTTATTGTGTTAATAGACCTGACAGCCCTCGCAGAAGGACTATGTGGTATGGTTACTCGGAAGTTCAGAGAGTAGTTGGTGCAGCAAGAGCATGGCGAAGAATTGTAGAATATGATATGCCCGAAGTTACAACAAGTGCATGGGCAGGATATGGAATGTTTATCTTAAAACGTATGGGAAGATCAAAAGCAGACGCAGAGAATGACGCTAACACATTACTTCAATCACTAAATGCTGGGGCATTTAATGCTGTAACCGTTGACGCAAATGACGAGATTGAATTTAAAAATTTAGACTTAGAGCCAAAGATCAGAGAAATGGTTGACCTTGCTTCATTTTATGAAAGGATTATCATAGGCAACTTCGCAGTTCCATCGGCTCTGTTAGGCAGAGAGGAAGATCAGAACAGGGCAACATTGATAGGCAAAATACAATTTTTCTTACAAGGTGTAGTCAAATCAAGGCGTGATTGGGTTAGTGATTTAGTTTCAAATCAATGGTATGAACGTAATATGAAGATGATGGGATTTGGTGACATATTAGAAAAGGTCAGAGTTAAGGCAGAGTTTGAGCCAATAATAGTTGAATCTTGGTTTGACTTAGTTGACGCAGTATTAAGAATCAAGGGCATATTCCCAAATATGCAAGATGACCAATTACTTGAATTGTTAAACTTAGAGGAATTTAAAACGGAATTAGCACAATCACCTACACAGATTAATCCTAATCAAGTTAATGTGCCTGTTAATAATCCACAAGATTTGGTCAATAAAGAGATTAACAAAACCATAACTCAAAGTCCAATGAGTGCTAAAACATTAGATAATGAAATTATTAAATCAGCACTAGACGCAAAGAAATTGGAAATATTAAAAGGATTAGATAACATGATTAAAAATGCTGACACTGAAAAAACTACTAGCAATAAAAAACGCAGTTAGTGTCTTTGATCTACTTGATCAAGAAAAGCAACCAAAAGTTGTTTTACACTACACAGAGAGATAACAGGGTTGATGATAGAATTTGCCTACAACTATCAGGCATAGCATTTGATATTGATGATCCATACGTCCTGTTATTCCAGATGACACTCACCCAAATTGCAGATGTTATTACGTTGACCAACAAACAGGTCAGGTTGTAACGGACATATCAAGCAAGAGGGATGTAAAGAAAGAGATCAGTTAACCGATAGGCAAAGAAGAATTGGAACAAAAGGATAAGAAAAAACTCACACAAAAGAAAATGGATTTAATTGTAGAGGTCATGGAACAGAATGAAGAATGGCAAATCAAATCAAAAGACTTTGAACCCACAGAAGATACAGGTATTAGACCATTACGGTATAATCTAGATGACGAGAAAAAGAATACAGACTATGAATGGATTAAGAAATTCACAAAACAAAAGAACAAGAAGGCAAGTCTTGAATTAGTCAGAAAATGGCTTAATCAGTTATGATAGTTCTCATTATAGGTTGTAGAGGATTTTATTCATGGCACTCATAGAGTTTGAGAATGACGATAAATATTTCATTAAATTTTTCCTATTAGACGCAACATTAAATCTTAACAGATGGGGTGTAACGGAAAAAGCATTGAGGACACATCTTAATTCCTTTATAGGAAAACCATTTGTTTTGACACCTGACTTTGCTCATCCACAGGCAGCAAATGGTGAGGACTTACTAATTCAACAAGAGAGATACAGAGTTGGCGACATCATTCAGGTTGGAATTGAAGAAAGATCAGGCAAGGCATGGGGATTGGCAGAAATCACTAACAAAAAGGCAGCAGAGATTTTGAAACGTGGTGATGTTAATTTTGTATCGCCTAGCATAGTATTTGATAATATTGATGAAGAATATCAAGATGGTAATTCCATTATTACATCATTTAATGCAGCACACGTTGCAGGTGTAAAAGAGCCAGCATATGGGGTTGACAAGGCAGAAATTAAAGGCAAGTGTGCAGGTGGTAGTGAAACCTGTCTATCACAATTACAAAGAGTTCAGGCAAGTAGATCAAAATGTGGTAGATTTACAACAATTAAGGTAGGTAAAAAGGAAATTGTAATAGCAGCAAATGATTGTGTAGAGAAATGTATTAAGAAAAAAGACAGACGCAGGCAAGGATATTGATGAGCAGGCACTAGCAATATGCTATTCAGAATGTGGCGAATCAAATAAAATTAAGGACGAAAATACACCATCTGATACCGAAACAGGTAACATTACACAAGAATCATTAGTACAATATAACAGAGCAAAAACTGATGAAAAAGAAAAACATTGGTGTAACAGAAGATGAATATGATGAAAATACTTCTGATAAACCTAAAAAAATCAATCAAAGTAACGACATGAAACGACTTTTCGCAGAAGAAAAAGACGAGAAAGACGCAGATGATCCTAACAAGCTAGACTTGACAGACAAGCAAGAGGAATATCTTCACGACAAAGCAGAACATGATGAAGAAAAAGATTCCAAAAAGAAGGCTAAGAAATCAAGAAAGGCAGAAGAGGATGAGGAAAAGCGACACAAGGACGAAATGTCTGAAGCAGAAAATGACGATGAAAAAGAGGACGCAGATGATGATGAAGATGATAAGAAAGATGCTTCATTAAGAAGCCAAGTAAGATCATTGAAATCAGAATTGAGAGCACTCAAAGCCAAAGTCAAATCTGCAGAAGTTGATCCATTAATTGATCAAATTCTACAAGCAAAATCACAACTTGGTAAAATCGATGAGAGAGTTGAATATGCAAAACTAGCAAAACTAGACATATCTACACTACACGATTTGGCAGAAAATTACAGTGGAATTGTTCAAGCACGAACATCCCCAAGATTCACTGTCAGACAAGCAAGTTTGAATAGTTCACTTAAAGGTGATTCATTATTCAAAAAGATAAGCGAGGGATATGATTAAAAATGGCAGCAGTAATCGGACAATTAGCACGCAGCACAGGTATTGAAGTTCAATCATTCAATGTGGCTGCCTCAACATCACTAACTGTTGGAAAACTTGTAGCACTAAATGCAAGTGGACACGCAGTAGCAGCAACAAATTCAGTAGGAACAATAGCAAGAGGTATCTTTGTTGCCCTTGAATCAGTTGATAATTCAAGTGGTTCAGCAGGTGACTTAGAAATCAGATGTGCTATCGGAAATACATATGTTTATGTTGAAGCAGGTGGTGCAATCAAAGTTGGCGAAACCGTAAAGGCAGACGCTAATTCTGACGCAGTAGTAGCAACAGCAATATTCGGTGCAGAAACCCATTGTGGTAGATACATCGGACATGAGAATGAGGAAGCAGAGCCAAGTGACGCAGCTGATGGTGACGTAATTATAGTGAGGTTGGGATTATAGATGGCACGCAATAACGTAGCAATCACATATTCTCCATACAACCGTAAATTCTATCAAGGCTCACATGATAGGGATGGTGTTGATTTCAGTAGAGATCAAAACATGATACCAATCGCAAAACTTAATCCTGAATTAAGTATGGGTGAGGGACGAATAGAACAGATTCACTATGAAACATTCAGACAGGCAGAACGTGATTACAGACAAGGAAATATCACAAGCACATCACTAAGCAACATAACTGTTATTCAGTTGCTCGATGAAGTCATCCGCAGACAATGGCGTGACTATGCAGCAATTAATGCAGTTCGCAGAGTGCCAGTTCCAAAATTGCAACTGAATATTCCAATAACCGATAAATTCAGTGCTAGCAAGAAAGTTCCTGAACTACAAGAAGCAGATCAGAAATCAAACAACTTCACACAAGCACAACTTCGTTTGTGGAAGAATGTTGTAAGCATTTATGAATCTGATGAAAGTAGATTAAAGGCAACCATAGAACCATTGAGCTTTGAAATTGATCAAGCAAGTGGTGCATTGGCAAAAGCAGCAAACGAGCAAATCGTTACTGAAATAGAAACTTTCACAGCAGCAGCAAAAGGTGATTGGGGTGCTATGAACAGCGATGGTGACTTTTCAGCAAGAAATCCATTGGACGACATAGTTGATGTAATCTCAACAATTACAGACAACCATTTCAGACCAAATGTATTATGTGTTCATCCTAGAGTAATATCTGACTACCTTTCAAATACATTCATTCATGCAGCAACCAGACCTGACGACTTACAGATGTCAGGCAATGTTTACGACCTACCAAAAGTTCCAACTGTAAAAACAGTTGTTGATGTTGGTTTCACATCTACCGTAGCAACACTATTTGATCAATCAACTATGTTGTTAGGTGAAGGTGCAACAGTAGCAGAAGCATTCCGTGACCCATATCGTGGAGCTGACGGATATGTAATCAGACAATTCTTGCAACCTTTGAAAACAACCAATGACGCAGGACGTAAAATGACAGGTGTTTCAGCATAATAGAATTAAACTTGGATTAAAAATCCATTTCTCTTTTTTTATTTAAATACTAAAAACAATATGTTTATTAATATATTATAATATAGTAAAAATATGGAAACTGTAAAAGTTCTATATGCGAACCAAAGTGTCTCTGATAACTATAAAGGCAATATAGTTGTCTATGACTATGGACAGGCAAATGGAGATTCACTTGCCAAATTGGATTGGATTCCAGTTTTTGAAATGAATGTGCCTTCTGAAGCCAGATGGACAGAAAAAGTGATGAAAGATTGTGCTGACCATTTGTTCGATTTATTGAACGTGGAAACAAATCCTTTGGGAACACCTGAAAAACAAGAGATGATAGGATCACTTGGACTTAGACATACAAGTATGAGTGTTGGCGATATGGTCGAATTTCCAAATGGTAAAAGGTTAGTGTGTATGGCTCAGGGTTGGACAGAAATGAGAACAAATCTCTTTCTAACCGAAGCACAAGCATATAACTAACTACATCCTTTTTTTATTTTTTTAGAATACTTCCTTTAATCCTATCAACCAATTTTTATCATGGGCGAATTTATGGAAAAAAACTTAACAGGAAATAGAGCAGCATTATTCAGATTATTACATCAGGGTGTTTGGCAAGGTGGTGGCAATACTGCACCGATTAATACAGAAACATTGAGAGAATTAACGCAAAAAGAAGTAGAAGAAGCAGAAGCAGAAGCAGGTGATTAATTGGCATTTGTATATTTCGTCTTGCAGGACACAAAGGACTTACTTAATGTTCCAATAAAATGTTGAAAAGTGAAGATTCTATTCTTGAACAACTTGGAACAAAGGCAGATCAATATTTTACAAATCAAATGACATCTTATGCTGAATTATTACCGTTAACAGATGGAAATCTAACAACGGCACGACAAGCAACAAATCAATATGTCTGCTCATTGTATAATGCTAGAAAACAAAATTTTGAAGCAGCAAAGTTTTGGGATGAAAAATATAAAGAGAGTTTCAATACACTTGTAAATATCCTAACTGCTGATCCAACTAATAGAACAAAAAGAGTAGCATTACAACGACCATACAAGACAGAGCCAATGAAAAGTGATCCTCTGCTTGAATAGTTCTCATATTCTATCAGCATTTAAAAAACCTATGACAGATAATTTAAGTGGCACTTTCAAATGTTTTAATCATGATTTTTCTACATCAGAACCATCTGAATGGCAAAAACACTTGGGTGACAAAGAACATGAATTTACAGGTAGTGCAGGGTGTGTAACTTGTGGCACAGATGTTAAGATTAATTGGAAAGGCAAATTGAAAGATAGATTATCACCAAATGTATTATGCGAGGGTTGTAAGGCACAATGAGTTTTATAGAGAATACCCAAAATGGTGAAGCATTTGATTATACAGTTAATCATAATAAAGGACTTAACGGTAATGAATTGATACATGGATTCGTCACAGTTATTAAAAATCAAGGCAAGGATAATGAAGAAATTTTATGTCACAACAAACACAATTTATTAACAAATGCAGGTAGAGATTATTTTCATGCACAGGATTATACAAATACAAGTGCAGGTGGAATCGGTTGTAATTACATAGCATTATCAGAAAATTCAAGTGGTGCAGCAGTAGGTCATACAGAAGTAGCAAGTGAGATTTCAACAGGTGGATTAGGAAGAACACAGGCTTCAACAAGAACACATTCATCAGGCACAAATACAACTACACTACAACAAACATTTACATCTTCAGCAACATTTACAGCAGTACAACTATCAGGCTTATTAAATGCAGGTTCAAGTGGAACATTAGGACACGAAGCAACATTCACATCAGTAGCATTAGTTTCAGGCGATACACTTCAAGTTACTTGGACACTCACGTTAGGGTGATAAAACATGGCTAGACAAGGCTATGGTCGTCATAATGTAGTAGCAACAGGCAGTAATGACGCAACTAAACAAGTAAGTGTCAACGCATGGAATGATGATATTGATGACGAAGGAATGTTGGGATTTACAGCAGAAACTATTGCTAGTGCCTCAAGTATAACACCATCAAGCACAACAATTATTTTATCAGGTTCAACATCTATTGATACAATCGCAGTAACAAATACAAATGACAAAGATGTTCTTTATGTTTTTACAAGTGGCACAGTTACATTAAACAATACATCAAGTCCATCATCATCAGGCGATATTCGATTATTAGCAAATGCAAACAAAGACTTGTCTGCAACCGTCCCAACAATGCTAATGAGAGTTGGAACATATTGGTATGAGTTTGGTGGAACAGTAACAAGTTCAGTTAGTGCAAATGATCTAACAGGCACAACTTTAGCAAGTGGTGTAGTAACATCAAGTCTTACAGCAGTAGGAACTATTGCAACAGGCACATGGGCAGCAACAGATGTAGCAGTAGCACATGGTGGAACAGGTTCATCAACAGCAAGTGCAGCAAGAACAGCATTGGGTGTAGCGATAGGAAGTGACGTTCAGATTTATAATGCAAACACAGCATTAACAACTAACAAGATAAGTGACTTTGCTTCATCAACATCAGCAGAATTAGCTGGTAAAATTTCTAGATGAAACAGGAAGTGGTGCATTGGTATTTGCAACAAGTCCTACATTAGTAACACCTGCTTTGGGAACACCTGCAAGTGGAACATTAACAAATTGTACTTTCCCAACATTAAACCAATCAACAACAGGATCATCAGCAAGTTGTACAGGTAATTCAGCAACAGCGACAGCATTAGCAACAGGCAGAACAATAGGAATTACAGGTGACATTGTTTGGACTTCACCAAGTTTTGATGGATCAGGTAATGTAACAGCAGCGTCAACAATACAAGCAGGTGCAGTAGAATTATCAATGATAGCAAATGCAGCAAAAACACAGGCTTTGATTATTGCAGCAAGTGACGAAACAACAGCATTGACCACAGGAACAGCAAAGGCAACATTCCGTATGCCATACGCATTTACATTAACAGGTATTCGAGCAAGTGTAACAACAGCACCAACAGGTAGTGTATTAACAGTTGATGTTAATGAAAATGGAACAACCATTATGGATTCAACTAAAATTACAATAGACGCTAGTGAGAAAACATCTACAACAGCAGCAACAGCACCTGTATTATCAGATACAGCATTGGCAGATGACGCAGAAATGACAATCGACATTGACGGTGTTGGTAGCACAGTTGCAGGTGCAGGATTAAAAGTCGCATTAATAGGATATAAGACATAGGTGAATCAGATTGTCACTTAATCTGATCAATCCACACAGGTTTGTAATAGAAGCAGATGAATTTGGTTCAATGTATGAATCATTTAATCCTCTTACCACTGTTATGAAACAGCACGTTGTATCATGGTTTACAGGTGATGAAAATAATACTGATAGATGGAATACAGATGTCACAGGTAGTGGCACAGCAACAATGTCAGATTCAGAAAATGGTGGTCTTGTTTTAGAAACGTCAAATGGAACAAATCACGCAACAGAAATTAATTTTGATGGTATAAGACAATATGCACCTCAAGCTTCTGTATTTATTTGTGTTTTTAAACCAGACGTAAACTATTCAAATACAAATCATTTTAGTGATGTTGGATTAATAGCAGGTACAAGTTTTTACGCAGGTGGACAAATGTTGATGTGTGAAGCTCATAGTGGTCAAACATACATTAGATTTAGATATGCAAGTGAAACATGGGCAGATACATCAGTAGCATTTAATGAGAATAGAATGGTTACAAAAATTGAATCAACTGATTCAAAACTCAACAATATCACTTGATGGTGTTCTTCAAAAGTGGTGCGACACAGACAGGTAGTTTACCATCTAACAAATTACAACCTTGTGCAAAGTGTATGGCATGGCACAGGCACACCAACTGCAAGACTTCATGTAAATTACATAGAGGCATACAACACATGATCATAGAAAAAAAANTNGGTATTTTATTTTGGGCTTTGATAACAGCAGTAGCCATGATAATGTTTAGTGCAATTTTAAACCCTGCCAACGCAGAATATGAAAATGAATTAGGTCATACTTGCTATACAGCATTAACACCTGAATTTCAAATCTACTACATTTGCTATCCTAGTTTAGATGATAGACTACTTGGTGCAACTAGTTACAGCTCATTAGACATACCTGAATTAGAATTTGGTGAAGTTGTCATAAACGAAGGAAATACAATTACAGGTGGATTAGAATAATGCCTGACCGAGCAGATTCATTATATGAACATCTACAAGAATTTACAACTGTTCAAACACAGCACTTTGTAGATAATTTTTCAGGTGACGCACCTGATACAAAAAGATGGGGATTTGGCAATCAAGACGCTTCAACAGGTAATACAGCAACAATGGACGACAGTGTTAATGGTGGTATCAAAATAAGTTGTGGAACATCAGCAGGTTATCAAGGAATGGGTATGGCATTTTTAGATGGAACGGCAACAGATGGAAGTGATAATAATTATAACGCAACTATGACAAAACCATTCCGAAGTGGAACAGCAAATATGATTTTTACAGCAAAGTTTCCAAGTCATTCAACAAATGGTGATACAATGTTGGGATTTAATTCAAAATTCACCTGTGATAATACAGGTGGAAATATGGCAACATTACGTGTTAAATCAGGTCAAACAAATTTTACTTTTAGAACATCAAACAGTGGTGGAACATCAGGTGATACTGCTTCAACTACACCCGTAGCACAAGACACAGATTGGCACGTTTACAAAATATCAGGTGATGTTACTGCTGATCCCACACCTTCAGGTCAAGCACAAAAATTATACATTGACGGTGTTTTAGAAGCTTCAAGAACAAGTGCAATAGGCTATTTTAATGAAACCGTTACACCTATATTTTCTACACGTAATAATAACTCAACATCTAATGGATCATATTTTCATGTAGGCTATTGTGAGGCGTGGAACGGATAATGGTTTTTGATTCAGTTTATGAAATGTTTAATCCTCTTACTGATGTAAGAAAACAACATTTTTGGGATTGGTTTTCAGGCAAATCACTTGACAGTAGATGGACATATAACAATGTTGANAGTAGTGCTGATTCAAGTGCCATGTCAGATACTGTTGATGGTGGGTATGAATTGATAACTGGCACACCAACTGCTGCTAGATGTGCAATAAATTTTAATGATAAAAGGCAATATTCTCATTCAGGGAGTGTTATCATAGGTGTAATCAAAGGTTCAACCACATCAAATATGGGAACAGGTATAGGTTTGGCAGATGGTGAAGATTTAGCACTTTCTGGCGATATGGCTTGGGGTGGAATGGAAACAGCATTGGAAACAGGTAGTAAATTTTTAATAAGAACAGCAGATGGATCTTCTGGTTCTAATACAGAAACAAATGTTTCAATAGATACAAACTTTCATAGTAATAAAATAGAATTAGATGGAAGCAACGCAAAATATACTTTAGATGGTGTATTAAAAGTCACAAAAGATACAAACTTACCTGATACAAAATTACAACCTACATTTTATGCTATTCATAGAACAACTGGGGGAACAGTTAGTGGGTTTATTAGATATTGTGAGGCATACAACACTTGAAACTGAAAAAAATTCGTGTCAGATTTCCTAACTTAGTATCAGGTCAAATGGTAGTTGGTGAATGCACTAAACAGGTTATGAAACTACCACAGATTCAAGACATCAATAATAGACTTTATAGTGAAATTTTTGCAGGTAGCAGTGGAATGTCATGTGGTGCAAGAATGTTACCAAAGATTGAAAATTTTAATTGCACTTGGATTAACAACGAAGGCATTATGGGCAGATACGTTGACGCACAATTTACATTTTCATCTAGCGAGGATAAGAAAGTTATGAGAATTATAGAAAGGTATGGTGGAAAAGTGATTGATACTAGAGATGATTTAAGACAGAATGGTCAATCTGAAACTAATCTTACTAACACAGGCATTGAAACACAATTTGAAAATATTGCAGAAACATTGAGGGCGAGGGATTTTGATTGACCGTCACAACTACAACATTATTCGATAAGACAAATAATCTATTTGATCCTGTAATATTTGATACTAAAACGCAGTATGCTGTTAGCATAGAGGAATACTTAACAAGATTTGATTCTGCTGTGTTTGATCCTGTTGTATTTGATACTATTCAGGGTGGTGAGATTGAAGTTTTGGATTCACTAAGTAGAACGCAGGGAACAAATCGAACACTAACCGAATCAGTTTCAATTAGTGATAGTCTTGCAAGAATTGCAAACAAAATCAGGGCAATATCAGAATCAACAAGCATATCAGATTCTATTGCAAGGATTAAAGCAGGTATCAGATCAATAAGTGAATCAGCAATATCAGTTAGTGACAGTTTGGCAAGAATCACGCCAACGAATAACAGATACATCTATGACTTGGGATCAGTATTTGATTCATATTATTTCGATTCTGCTGTATTTGATGTTACTGTCAAGGCATACGAAATTAATGATTCACTTGCAAGGTCAAGAACAGCATTTGGTAATATTACACAATCAATTTCAATAGCAGAAGCAGTTGAAAGAATCAAGGGTGCAGTTAGAAGTCTATCAGAATCAACAAGCATAAGCGATTCACTTGCAAGAGTTAAGGCAGGTTTTAGGACTTTAACCGAATCAGTTTCAATATCCGATTCTTTGGCAAGAACAAAAGCAGGCATTAGAGCAATCAGCGATTCAGTTTCAATTTCAGATAGCATAGCAAGGGTGAAAGGATATGTTAGGTCATTAAGCGAATCAATCTCTGTTTCAGATTCTTTGGCTAGAGTAATTACAACATTTAGAGGAATAACCGAATCAGTATCAATTTCAGACAGTTTAGCAAGGACAATGACTAAATACATAACAATAACAGATTCAGTTTCAATTAGTGAAGCAATATCAATTCTAAGTGGTAAGGCAAGATCAACAGTAGCATACCTTACATCAAGAGTTGCTAATTCACGCATACTACTTAGGTCAAATAGTTCTGAAATAACAAAACGTACAGCTAATGCTAGGACAGATGAATTTTAGATGGCAGACATAGAATTTGTGCAAGGGGAATTTGGCGACAGTTACGTCATTACGATAAAAGAACCTGATGGAACAAACGCAAACATATCTTCCTATACAGCAGGGACATTAAACATGGTTTCAAAGGACTTACTAACAAACAAATTTTCAACAGCAATTAGCATTTCTAGTCCAAATGTAACATGGACAATGACCGAAGCACAAACTGAAAACTTAGATGGTTCATACGTTGCACAGGTTGTTCTCACTAAATCAGGAAATCAAAAAACGACTAAGTTAATTTCAGTTAAGGCACATAAAAAACTCACGAGTTCATAATCATGGTCACAGAAGTAGATCATCAGGCAATTAAGATTCGTATCAAGGATATTTTACAAGCAGACGGTGACTTGTATGATTCCACAGGCAGAGATAATAAATTGGTTGATGTTTTTGTAGGCAGACCATATGCCAATAATATTCAAGCACATCCCACGCCATATGCTTTTATTGCAAATGACGACAACTTGGAAGAGCAGGAAGCAAGTGGTGTAGTTGAAGGAAATATTACAACAGCGACAACACACACTTGTCATTACATAATCGTCATTGTAGATATTGCTCAAGATGGTAGAGAGGTAGAAAAGAAATTGGACAATTTACAGAAATTATTACTTCAAACAATCAAATCAAAGTTTGAATTAAGAAAACCAACAGACAGCAGTGATCCATTATGTAATTATTCATTTCCCGATAGAATTAGAGTTTTCAATTCAAATGAAAATGGAAAACCAATTCAGGCACGCTTAATTCATTTTAAGGTTGAAACAACAACTGCTTAGTGTTAAAAGTTTATTAATATATTATAATATAGTATAGTATGGAAAAGAAAGATCACGAAAATTGGTGTCCAATTCATAAAACTTGGATTGCAAGAAATCAATTAGAGTGCTATGAGTGTAGAGTGAGCAAGAGGAACATACGCCAACTTGGATATTAAATCCAAATTCCTTTTTTTTATTTTTTTTGATTTAAACCCGTTTTTATCGGGTTAAACCCGTTATTGATTTAACTTGAATAACGGGTTATTATAATATGAGTAAAAAAATAAAAACTCAAAAACGCTGTCGATATTGCCGACATCTAGAATCAAAACAACGTTGATTCGGAATCAGGCAAATGTTGTTTAGTAGTAGTAGGCACTGTCATGGGTTTTTCATCTTGTTGTTCTTGTAATGGAACATTGAAAACATGGAAGCGACTATTAAAAATTGTCTTGGATCAGGAATAAATAATTGTTCTAATAATCAAAGACACACTATTTTTTTTTATGGCTAATATTGGTGAAGTAACTGAAATTGTAAATAATGAAAAACTAACTCTAGAAGTGGGTTCTGATACTTACATTCTCATGCAGGGCTTGAACGTAAATATTGACAGACCAATAGACAGGCAGACCACAAGTGGTGGTGGCGTGATTTACTTTTACGGCAGTGGCGATAATTTCATATCATTTACTTTGCTATGTTCAACGCCTGAAATAGCTTCATTAAACACACTGACAACAAGGGACGCAAATGGTGCATTGACTTCAACATCATGGAAAGTAGTTTCCAAAAATGTAAGTGGTGCGACAAAAACCATCACAGGTGCAGGAACATTACCACATCTTGAAGTAGCAAGACTTGCAGGTGTAGGTGGTGTAGTTTTAAGAGGACGTATTCAGCTTACAGGCGATTCAATAACAGTTTCATAATCATGGAATTTTTCCAACAATCAGAGTATCAGAACAAGTTCACATCATTAAAGATGGGTAAAGTTGCTAGAATGAGATTGGATTCCTATTCATTCAGAGCTCAAGAGTTCATAAGAAAAAACGCAGTAGCAATAGCACATAGAACAATCGGTGAAGTGTTTCTAAGGCTTTGTGATGATAGAGGCATGACAGAAAGATACAAACAATCATTAGTTATTACATATGATAATAGTCTTAACGGAATTAATTTAAAAATTTATTTGGATTACAAAGACAGGGACGGTAAAAACATTCCACTAGACTTGTATTTTGAACATGGAACAAAAGATCATTGGATTGAGCCAAAGGAAAAAAGGCATTACATTGGATTGATACAGGTGGATCAAGTCCTCAAGCAATTTATTCTCAAGGATCAAATTTGAAAGAAGGTGAATCAAAATTTTCAATGGGTCACTTTGTTAAAGGAATTGAAGCAAGGAACATTATGACCGATACAAAAAAACTTGGTTATCCAAAATTCCGAAAAGAGTTAATGAAACAATTAAAAGACTACATGACAAAAACAGCAACGGCGATAGGTGTATGATATGGCAGATGTTGAAGAAATTGAAATCAAATTAAAGGTTGACGATTCAGAAGTCAAAAAGGCAATAAAAGATGAAACACCTGTCGCAGAAAAATCAATGGGTGGTAGTGGAAGCAAATCGCCATTAGGTGGAATGAATCTGAAAGGTGGTGCAGGTGCAAACATTTCAGGTGGACTTGGAACAGTAGCAAGTTTTGCAGGTCAAAATCCACAACAAGCCATGCAGACAGGCATAATGCAATTCATGAGCAGAATGTTACCAAAAGTTTTACCAAAAATGTTATTGAAGTTTATTCCGATCATTGGGACAGCTTTTGCAGCAGCAGAAATTATTCCAATTATTATCAAGGCAGTTGTAAAACAATTAACAGCAGTTGGCGCAC